TTAACCACTTGATAAGTCATAAGGTAAAAAGCGGATGATTTCTTCCTCAGCCCAATAATTTATTTCCTTCATCCTTTCCTGCAACGGCATCAACTCATTCCTCACAAACACCTGACTGGCCTTCTCTACATCCCCAAATCCGCCCGTATTATTGGGGATGATCCCCATCATCTGCGGCGGTACGCGGTGCGCACTCAGCAGATCGTCGCGGCTGGAGTTTTTGATATTGAAAAAATCATCCTTGGTGGCAACTTCACTCAACGGCAAAATCTTGATGCCGTCGGGCTTGCCGTTGGGGGCGTACATAAACAAATTACGGAAGTTGCCTAACCCTTTGGTATCGCGCATCGCCTGCCGCATCCTGTCCACGTCGCTGGTACTCTGTGCCGCATCGGTCATATAGAGGATGTAACCGGCGTGTGCGCCGTTCTGGTAATACTTGCGGCGAAACAGCGTGGCTGCTTCATTCAGCCATGCGGAGTTCAACGCGCTCAGGTATTCCGGCAGGCCGTACAGTTCCTGGTTGATATCGGGTTCAATTAGGTGAAACACGCTGCCGGGTGCAAATTGGTGCGCCTCTTTCCAGTCTTGCACAAACCAGTAGGTATCCGGCTCCACGCCCCGGCGGGTGTATTTGGCCGGGGAGCATTGCAGACGCAGCGGTTCGCCGAGCTGGTTCTTGCGCAGCTCCAGGAACGCGTTACCGAACACCAGATAATCCAGCGCATAGCGGCTAAATTCCTGCTGGCTTAACAGCGGGTGCGGGATAAAGGTGGAGGCCAGAATATTGCGCTTCACAAACATCGGTGAGCTGTGATGCACGGCGGCCCGCATACTGCGTGCCAGTCCGTCGAAACTTATCGGCGGCTCGTACCATTTGCCGTTGCCGCAGCACTCCAGGTGGTCGAGAATTTCCCGTTTGTCCATCACCGGCGACGGCTCCCCAAAGGTAAACGCCTCCACGTTCTGTGTGGGGGTGGGTTGGTGTGTATGCTGTGTTGTCTGCTGTGTTGTGGTGGTCAATGCCTTGCGGCGGTTGCGCTTGCTCATCAGTAAAACTCCAAAATGTTCGGGCTGCTGTTGCCGCTCCCGGCGGTCAACGGTTCATTTAACAGGGCATGCATGATGGCCCAGGCCAGATCCGCATGGCTGGCTTCTTCACTGCGGCTGGCGGTGTAGGTCGAGCGTGCGCCGCTGGCGGTCATGGTCTTGCGTATCGCCATAAACGAGGCGGTGATGTCGGTGTGGCTGGTGTCGTATTCCAGGCAGCCGCGCCCGATGGTGTCCTTGGCTTTCAGCACCATCGCCGTCTTGATTTCCGGGGTGTATTTGATTTCACGCGCTGCCGGGAAGAATTCCCGCACCAACTGGAATACGCCTTGCCCGACGGTGGTCGCATCGATACCGATGTATTCCACACAGTATTTGTCGGTCAGGTCTTTGATCTTCTGCGCCTGGTCGGCAAAGTTCATCCCTTGCCACTGGTGGCGCTCCAGCACCCTGAACTTGCCCCCGGCCACCATTGGCGGGGCGATAACCGCACACCCGGCACTGTCGCCGCCGTTGGCCTCCGACGGGTCGTAACCAATCCACACCGGGCGATAACCAAAGGGCCGCACGGCATACGGGTTGACGTCGTCCCACTCTTCCAGCGTATCCACCATACAGCCCTGCAACTCGGCGAACGGGAACACCGAGGCCGTATCGTCCACAAATTCGCACATCAGCAGGTTCTGGTATTCCGACGGGCTGTATTCCAGTGAAAGCTGGTTAAGGTCAAACAGGTTACAGCCGCCGGTGAGTGCATCTTCCACCGTGACAATCTGTCGCCACTGTCCATCGCCGCACAGCACGCCTTTTGCCAGATGGCTGTGACTGAGGTCGAGCTGGAGATGGTCGGCCTTGCTGCGCCGCCCCTTGTTGAACAGCTCCCCCGACCAGAACGGATAGGCACTGTGCGCCAGACTGGACGGGGTGGAAAAGTAGGTGGTGCGCCATTTCTTGTGCAGCGACATGCCGCTGGCGACCTTGCGCAGCTCCTGGAACTTGGGTATCCAGAAGTATTCATCCAGGTACAGGTTGCCGGTGTAGCTCTGTGCGGTACGCACGTTGGTGCCGAGGAACATCAGCCGTGCGCCGTTGGATAACACCATCGGGTCACCCTTCAAATCCACCTCGACCAGCCGCGCAAAATCAATGATGTAATTGCGGAACACATGCGCCTGAGCCTTGGAGGCCGAGAGGAATATTTGATTTCGTCCGGTGGTCAGTGCATCCAGCAGCGCCTCACGGGCAAAGAAGAAGGTGGCCCCGATTTGCCGTGACTTGAGGATGTTGCGGATACGGTGTTGCAACCCGGCGCGATACCACCCCTTCTGATACTCAAAGGTGGACTGCTGGAAAATGTCATTCAGCTTCTCAATGGCCGCCTCACTGAACAGGTTGCGCTCAACGGGCTTGCGCTCCCCCTTGTTGCGATTGGCAACGTTGGGGTTTAAATCGGCCTCGTTGCCGGTCTGGGCGTAGCGGTTCACCCGCGCCAGCCGCTCCACCTGTCGGCCCAACAGGTCAATCTCCTTAAAGTCGATGCCCTCCTTGTGGCTTTTCATGATGAGCTGGATTAACCGCGCCTCCAGGCTTTGCTCGACGCGGGATATCGGCGCGATGGCGTCCCACTTGTCGCGCAGCTTCCAGCTTTGCACGGTCGGGGCCTTGGTTTGCAGCGTGTCGGCAATCTGGCGCACGGAGAAGCCCTGCCAGTAAAGCAGGGCCGCCTGTCGGCGCGGGTCGCTGATGAGTGTCGTCGGTGTCGTGTTCATGCTGCCAAGGCTACGCAAGCCCGTTTCAACCCGCCTTAAGTCCCTGTTGTGCCTCGGTTCGTCCAACTGCAACGCGTTGAGCCTGCGGGCTGTTGTCCGCACACTGGCCCCGAACCCCACAACCGGAGAGCCGTTCAACATGGCAAAGAAAGTTTCAAAGTGGTTTCGCATTGGCCTGGAGGGTGACACCTGCGACGGTCGCGAAATTGACGCCAACGACATTCAGCAAATGGGCAGCAGCTATAACCCGAAGGTGTACGGGGCGCGCATCAACCTGGAGCACATCAAGGGGATTTTGCCCGACAGTGATTTCCGCCGTTATGGCGATGTGATTGAGCTGAAGGCCGAACAGATTGACGACCCGGACGAACCCCGCCTGCACGGCAAGTGGGCGCTGTACGCCAAGTTATCCCCGACCGCCGAACTGGTGGCGATGATTGGCAAGAGCCAGAAGGTCTACACCTCGATGGAAATCGGCCGCAATTTTGCCAAGACCGGCAGCAGCTACCTTATGGGGCTGGCGGTGACCGATGACCCGGCGAGCCTCGGCACCGAGATGCTGACCTTCAGCCGTACCGCCCAACACAACCCGCTGACCGCCCGCAAGGCCGACCCGGCCAACGTGTTCACCGTCGCCAGTGAGGCGCTGATTGAGTTTGAAGAGCTGGCCGACCCGGAGCCGACCTTTGCCGCCCGCGTAAAAGCGATGTTTAGTCGCAAGCAGGCCAGCGATGACGCGCGTTTTAGCGAGATGGAAGGCGCGGTGATGACCGTGGCCGAGCAGGTGCAGGGCACCGAGCAGCGATTCAGCCAGTTGGAAACCACCCTGACCCAGCAGGTGGCCGACCTCAAGCAGCAGGTGGAGACCGATGCGGTGGCCTTTGCGGCGCTGAAGCAGCAGCTTGCCAGCACCGAGAGTTTCAGCCAAGGACAACGCCCGCCCGCCACCGGCGGCAGCGGTGCGCAAGACGTGCTGACCGACTGCTAACCCGCACAGAAAACGATAACTCACAGGATAAAATTCATGCGTCAGAAAACCCGCTTTCAATTTAACAAGTTTTTAAGCCGTATCGCCGAGCTGAACGGCGTCGATACCGGCGACCTGGACAAGAAATTCAGCGTCGAGCCGTCGGTGACACAAACCATCATGACCCGCGTACAGGAATCTTCCGCGTTCCTGAGCAGCATCAACATTGTGCCGGTGGCCGAGATGAAGGCCGAGAAGGTGGGCCTGGGAGTTAACGGCACCATTGCCAGCACCACCGACACCAGCGCGGGTGACGAACGCGAAACCGCCGATTTTGCCTCCCTGGATAAGGACGGCTATTTCTGCCAGCAGGTGAACTACGACTTCCATATCCGCTATAACACCCTTGACCTGTGGGCGCGTTACCAGGATTTCCAAACCCGCCTACGTGATGCCATCGTGAAGCGTCAGGCGCTTGACCGTATCACCATCGGTTTTAACGGCACCCACCGTGCCAAGACCTCCAACCGCCTTAAAAACCCGATGTTGCAGGATATTGCCGTCGGCTGGTTGCAAAAATACCGGGACGAAGCGCCAGCGCGGGTGATGAGCAATGTGCAGGACGATAACGGCACTGTCCTGTCTGACACGCTTCGTGTAGGGCCCGGTGGCGATTACACCAATCTCGATGCGCTGGTGATGAGCGCCCACGCCGAACTGATTGCCGACTGGTATCAGGAAGACCCGGAACTGGTGGTGATTTGTGGCCGCAAGCTGCTGGCGGATAAATACTTCCCGCTGGTCAATCAGGTACAGCCCAACAGCGAAGCCATGGCGGCTGACATGATTATCAGCCAGAAACGCATCGGCAATCTGCCTGCGGTACGCGTGCCGTACTTCCCGGCCAATGCCTTGATGATAACCCGCCTGGATAACCTCTCCATCTATTGGCAGGAAGACACCCACCGTCGCCACCTGGAAGAAAACCCCAAGCGCGACCGCGTCGAGAACTACGAATCCATCAATGAGGATTACGTGGTTGAGGATTATGCCTGCGGCTGCGTGGTGGAAAACATCGAACTGGGTGATTTCACCCCGGCTGTCCCGCCGGAAGATGCCCCTGCGAAAAGCGGAGAGTAAGCCATGAGCAACCCGGCCCGCCGTCACTTTTTGCGCCAGTCCGCCATTGAGGCCGCCCGTCGGGAGGCGGGCCCCACCGCCCACGCCAACGGCTATGAGCTGATGTTGCTCAAGCTGTATGAGGACAAACGCAGGCTTAAACAGGTGCGCTCCCAGGAACGCAAAGCCGACCTTAAGCGCCAGTTGCTGCCGGATTATGCCCCGTGGGTGGCCGGAGTCCTGGCGGAAGGGCGCGGCGCGCAGGACGTCATCGTGATGACGGTGATGATTTGGCGGTTGGATGCGGGCGATATCCCCGGGGCGCTGGCGATTGCCCGCTATGCGCTGCGCCACAAGCTGGTGCCGCCCAACGGGTTCAACCGCTCAACGCCGTATTTGATAGCTGAAGACGTCGCCGAGTCCGCCACCCGCGCCCATGAGGCCGGGCAGCCGGTCAACATCGAGCACCTGTTGCAGACCCTGGAACTGACCGATGCCGAAGATATGCCCGACCAAGTGCGCGCCAAGCTGCACAAAATCACCGGGTATGTGTTGCGTGAAGCGGGCCGGGCCGAAGGGGCCTTAAACCACCTGAAACGGGCGTTGCAGTTGCACAACGGCTGCGGCGTCAAAAAGGACATAGAACGGCTGGAGCGTGCTATCCGCAACGCGGCCAGCCGCTGACCGAACGCGCCCCGCGCCGGGCGGCACGCGGGCGGCGACCAGAAATCTCTGTGTCAATGCCCGCGTCCACCGCCCCCTATTTTTGAGGTTTTATGAGCACTGTCATTATTCCCACCCCGCGCCCGGATGCGCCGCCGCTGCGTCCTCCGGCGGTAACAGAGCCGATGATTATCAACAGCCTGTTCTGGCCGGACGTTGACCCGGTGGCCGTGCGTGACGTGATGCGCATTGAAGGCAGTATCACCGCCCCCCGGCTGCGCCGGGCGATTAAGTCCGCCATCGCCGAGGTGAATGCCGAGCTGTTCACCTACCGCCGAGACCGGATGGCCGACGGCTATCAGCTTTTGGCCGAGGTGCCCGCCGAACAGCTCGACGGTGAAAGCCTGCGGGTGAGCGAGTACCAGAACGCGGTCAGCGCCATGACCCTGGCGCTGCTGTCCGAGCAATACCGCAGCCTGGACACCACCGCCACCGGGGCCCGCAAGGCCGAGGGGGTCGAGGCGTCGATTGATGAGCTGTGGCGCTGTGCGCGGCAGGCCATCAGCAACGTGGCCGAGCGTAGCCACTGCATCATCGGGTTGCTGTGATGCGGGTGATAGCTGAACAAGGCGACACGGTCGATGCCCTGTGCTGGCGCTACGTTGGCCGCACTCAGGGCGTGGTTGAACAGGTGTATGCCCTCAACGCCGGGCTGGCCGAGGTCGGGGTGATACTGCCCCACGGCCAGCCGGTTGACCTGCCGGACATCATCGCCGCCCCGCAACGTGAAACCGTCAACTTATGGGACTGACAACATGGAGCGCATCACCTCTTTTTTTGCCTACGCCATGGCGGTGTTCCTGGCCTGGGTGGGGAAGTATTCGCCGCAGGATATCGCCTTTATGGTCGGGGCGGCGGTGGGTGTCGGCACCTTCCTGGTGAACTGGTACTACCGCCGCAAAACCTATCAACTCCTGAACACATTGGGGCTTCCCCGGAGGGTCACGGATGAGCTTAACCGTTAAACGCTGTGCCGCCGGGGCGGTGCTGGCCCTGGCGATGCTGTTGCCGCAATACCGTGCGCTCAACACCTCGGAGGCCGGGTTGCGGCTGATTGCCGATTTTGAAGGCTGTCAGTTATCGCCTTACCAGTGCAGCGCCGGGGTGTGGACGAGCGGTATCGGTCACACCGCTGGCGTCATACCGAATCAGGTCATCAGCGAACGGCAGGCCGCCATCAACCTGATAGCCGATGTCTACCGCACGGAGCGGGCCCTCGGGCGCTGCCTGCCGGTGACGATGCCGCAGCCGGTGTATGACGCCGTAGTGGCCTTTGCCTTTAACGTCGGCACCACCGCCGCGTGTAACTCCACCCTGGCCGGGTATCTCCGACAGCAGGATTGGCGCAACGCCTGCCAGCAATTGCCGCGCTGGGTGTACGTCAACGGCGTGAAGTCCAACGGTCTGGAGCGCAGAAGGACAGCGGAAAAGGCGCTCTGCCTCAAGGGGGCCGCATGACGGGCCGAACCGGATGGTTATTGGCGCTGGTGTCGCTGGCGGTCATCTGCGGGCTGAAATGGCAGGTGGTCTCTCTGGGTGAATCCCTGGATAAGTCACAACAGCAAAATCGCACGCTCACCGCTGCCGTCAACCACCGGGATACGGTAATTACCGCCTTGCAGCGTGAGGCCCGGCAACAGGCGCAGGCCGAACAGCAACTGAGAAACAGCCTGAGCAGCGCGCAGCGGCTGGCGCTGAAACGTGAACAGGATTTACAGAGGGTACTCAATGAAAACGAAACATTGCGCACGTGGTTTAGCCAGCCTTTGCCTGCTGACGTTATCCGGCTGCACCAGCGGCCCGCCTTCAACCACCCCGACGATTATCTACGTTGGTTGTCCAGCGGTCAGCCCGTGCCCGATACCGGGCAGCCAGCCGACCACCCTCGGTGAGTTAAGCGCGGACATTCGCCAACTGGAACAGGCCCTGGTGGCCTGTGCGCTCCAGGTGGAGATGATTAAACAGTGTCAGGAACAGCACCATGATAAAGCCCCAACAGTTGCGCGCCGCGCTGACTGAGTCACTGCCCTGGCTGCAACGCCACCCGGAGAACCTGCGCCTGTTTACCGACAGCGGGCGCATTGCCTCCACGCTGGCAAACTCCCTCTCGTTTGAATATCAGTTTCGGCTGAACCTGCTGATTACGGATTACACCGGGGATATGGATTTCATCATCGTCCCGATCCTGGCGTGGTTGCGTGAGCACCAGCCGGACATCATGGCAACCGAAGAAAAGCGGCGCACCGGTTACACCTTTGAAGCTGATATCAACAACGACGGTTCGTTTGATATCAGCATTAACCTGCAACTGACCGAGCGGGTGATAGTGAAAGAACAGGCTGGCGCGCTGCACGTTGACCACCTGCCGGAACCGCCGTTGCCGGAGAACGTCACCCGCCCGATGCAACTCTATGTCCACGGTGAGTTAGTGAGTACATGGCATGAATGAGCTTGAACCCTTTGACACCCGGCTGGCGGGGCTGATTAGCACGCTGTCGCCGCAGTCGCGCAAGGCATTGGCGGTGACGATTGCCAAACGCCTGCGCGCCAGCCAGCAGCAGAATATCAAGCGCCAACAGGCCCCGGACGGCACGCCCTATGCACCACGCAAGGCCACACTGAGAAACAAGAAAGGCCGCATCAAGCGGGCGATGTTCACTAAGCTGCGCACGACCCGCTATATGAAAGCCAGCGGCAGCAGCGATGCCGCCGTGGTGGAGTTTGTCGGGCGGGTGAAGCGCATGGCCGAGGTGCATCATTATGGACTGCGGGATCGGCCTTCGGTGCGTAGCCCGGCGGTGAAGTATGAGGAAAGGCCGTTGCTCGGATTTGCTCACACTGACTTCAGAGAAATTGGAAATGCGATAATTGAGCATTTAGTAAAGTAAGGGGGCCTTACTTTAGTCTGTGAAATCATTTTAATTTTAAGCTATCAGCATTCTTGAGGTGCTGATTTTTTTGTTGAAAATGAACTCATTAAGGTTGCGGCTATTAAGTCCCCCAGTGATTAAAGATACAGAAGAAATTACGGAAAAAAACAGAATTGTAAGATACACCCACCGAATGTTATTCCATTTGTTAATGTATTTTTTGAGCTCGTTTTGTCGCTCTTCTGATTTCAAAACCAGATACTCACAAGCCATCTTATATATGTCTTTAGGGTGGGTTTTTACAATTTCAATACACCTATCTTTGTTTATATACTGCCCCTTATCTGGCAGGAATAAATTTTCATTTGACATCTGAAGCTTAACTGATTTATATGTGTAATTGACATAATCAATCTTGGGAAGATTAGTAACCATAAACAAGGAGAATCCAAGCATGGCAAGTGTCATTGCTGCTACGAAGTATGTATCAATGTAAGATGGTTTCATAATTCCTACCGCGCCAAAGAAACAAGAGAAGCGGAAATCTGAGCGATTCAACTCCCCAGAGGATAAGCCTTTGGAAATTATCTCTGTATCTTCCTTTGTTCGTACATTGACACCATTTAAAAACCTGAACATCTGAATGTAGAATGCTTCATCATCTTGCTTTGCCAGTAATCCACTCTTAAATCCTATTCTTGCAGTTCTTAGTATTAATCGAAAAATGAAAGTAACTCCGCCACATCGATAAATGGCAAGAATGATTAAATACATAAAGAAAATATTTTTATATACATCAGGTGTGATTACTTCAATTCCAAACATGCAAACCCTCCCTTTCATTCTTGAACACAGTTACATATCAATATATCCCAAATGGTAATCATGTTGTGCCTATGATCATCCAACCGCTCTAAATTGCCACCTTTCTTTTAGAGCGGCATCCTTTCCCCCATGAACACTCAAACCAACATCCTGCGCCTGCTGCGCAATCTGATCCGCATTGGCACCGTGAATGCCGTTGACCTGGAACACGCACGTTGCCGCGTGCAGACCGGCGATAACTTCACCGACTGGCTGCCCTGGCTCACCTGCCGGGCGGGGCGTTCTCGTTCCTGGTGGGCCCCGTCCGAAGGGGAGCAGGTGTTGCTTCTGGCGCTCGGCGGTGAACTGGATACCGCCTTTGTGTTGCCGGGCATTTTTTCTGATGACTGCCCGGCCCCGTCGGCCTCGGCGGATGCGCTGCATATCGCGTTCCCTGACGGTGCGGTGCTGGAGTATGAACCCGCCACCGGCGCACTGACTGTCACCGGTATTCAGACCGCCACCGTGGAGGCCGCCGAGTCCATTACCGCACGCGCGTCGGTGGTGACGGTCAACGCCTTGCAAAAAATCACCCTGGATGCGCCGGTGGTGGAATGCACCAATCAGTTAATCACTGGCACGCTCCAGGTGAAGCAAGGCGGTAGCCTGACCGGCAATCTTACCCACACCGGCGGCAGCTTGGTTTCCAATGGCGTTACGCTGCATACCCACTCCCACGGCGGCGTCCAGCGCGGCGGTGGTAACACGGATACGCCGTCATGAGCCCGGCGAAATACTTCGGTATGCACCGTGATAGCGGGTGCGGGGTGGCGGACATTGACCATATTCGCCAGTCGGTGGCCGACATCCTGGTGACGCCGGTCGGCTCCCGCGTGATGCGCCGGGCTTATGGCTCATTGCTGTCTGAGTTGCTCGACCAGCCGCAGAATGACGCGCTGCGCCTGCAAATCATGGCCGCCTGCTACAGCGCGGTTTTAGCCTGGGAGCCGCGCGTCAAGCTGACTGGCATCAGCCTGCATACCACGTTTGACGGCAAGATGGCGGTTGAGCTGACCGGCACCCGAACCGATACCCCTGGCGCGTTGGCGCTGTCCATTCCTGTGAGGTGAACCGATGCCCACCATTGACCTGAGCCAACTGCCTGCCCCCGAGATTGTCGAGGAACTAGACTATGAAACCCTGCTGGCCGAACGGAAGGCCACGCTGATTTCGCTCTACCCGGAGGAGCAGCGCGCCGCCATTGCGCGCACCCTGTCGTTGGAGTCCGAACCGCTGGTGAAGTTGTTGCAAGAGAACGCCTACCGGGAGGTGATTTTGCGCCAGCGGGTGAACGATGCCGCCCGCGCCGTGATGGTGGCCTTTGCGACCGGTAGCGACCTCGACCAGCTCGGGGCGAATGTGAATACCCCGCGCCTGACGCTGGTTCCTGCTGATGATTCGACCTTGCCACCCACCCCGGCGGTGTGGGAGTCCGACAGCGATTACCGGGTGCGTATCCCGCAGGCGTTTGAAGGCATCAGCGTGGCCGGGCCGTCCGGGGCCTATGAATACCATGGTCGCTCGGCTGATGGTCGGGTGGCGGATGTGAAAGCCATCAGCCCGAGCCCGGCCTGTGTCACTGTCTCGGTGCTGTCGCGGGAGGACAACGGCACCACCAGTGCCGACCTGTTGGCGGTGGTGACGGCGGCGCTCAATGCCGAAGACGTGCGCCCGGTGGGTGACCGGGTGACGGTGCAGTCTGCCAAGATTGTGCCTTATGAGGTTGACGCGGTGTTGCACCTCTATCCCGGGCCGGAAGCGGGCCCGATTCAGGCGGCGGCTGAAGCCCGGTTGCAACAGTACATCAGCGCGCAACACCGCTTAGGGCGGGATATCCGCCTCTCGGCCCTGTATGCCGCCCTGCATGCGGAAGGGGTGCAACGGGTTGAACTGAAAGCCCCGCGGGCCGATATCGTGCTGGACAACACCCAGGCATCTTACTGCACGCACTACCAGCTTGCCGTTGGGGGTTCGGATGAGTGAGTGCCTGTTACCGGTCGGTTCTTCTCCGCTGGAGGTGGCCGCCGCCAGCGCCTGTGCTGAATTGGCACGAGTGCCGGTGCCACTGCGTACCCTGTGGAGCCCGGCCACCTGTCCGGTCAACCTGTTGCCGTATCTGGCCTGGGCGTTCTCGGTTGACCGTTGGGATGAGCACTGGCCGGAGGCGACCAAGCGCAGCGTGGTGACGAATGCCCACTTTGTTCACCGTCACAAGGGCACCATCAGTGCTTTGCGGCGCGTGGTGGAGCCGCTCGGCTATCTGATTGCGGTGCGCGAATGGTGGCAGCTTGATGAAACCCCCGGCACCTTTCGGCTGGTTGTGGGTGTGCTGGAAACCGGTATTACCGAAGACATGCACCGCGAACTTGAGCGCCTGATTAGCGATGCCAAACCCGCAAGCCGACACCTGACCGGGCTGACCATCAGTCTCTCCACTGGCGGCCCCGTCTATGTCGGGGCGTGCAGTTATAGCGGTGATGAACTGACGGTCTACCCGTATTTACCAGAAGTGATTAGCGTCGGCGTGCCCGATTACCGGGGCGCAGTCGTCCACCTGATTGACACTCTGAGAGTAAACCCATGACAGCGAAATTCTTTGCCATTCTGACCCAGCAGGGCGCGGCCAAACTGGCGAACGCCACCGCGCTGGGCACCAAGCTCGACCTGACGCAGCTTGCCGTCGGTGACGGTGGCGGCACCTTGCCCACGCCTGACCCGGCACAAACCAAGCTCAAGGGGGAGAAACGCCGCGCGGCCATCAACATGCTGAGCGTTGACCCGGCCAATGCCAACCAGATTATTGCCGAGCAGGTTATCCCTGAGAACGAGGGCGGGTGGTGGATACGCGAAATAGGCTTGTTGGATAAAGACGGCACCTTGATTGCCGTGGCGAACTGCCCGGAGACCTACAAGCCGCAGTTACAAGAGGGCAGTGGTCGCACGCAGACTATCCGCATGGTGCTGATTGTCAGCAGCACCGAGGCGGTGACGCTGAAGATTGACCCTGCGGTGGTTCTCGCCACGCGTGATTACGTGGATAGGGCCATTACCGTGCACGCCCAATCGCGCAATCACCCGGATGCCAGCACCACGGCCAAGGGCTTTGTGCAATTGAGCAGCGCCACCAACAGCACCAGCGAGGTCTTGGCCGCCACGCCGAAAGCGGTGAAGGCCGCGTATGACATCGCCACCGATGCGCTGAGTAAGACGGTAACGACAAGTCAATCGGTTGCCAGCACCGTGATTTTTAAGTCTGGTGTGTATTCCTATGGCGAAATAATGGTACAGGCCTTAATGGGCAAGCCGAACCCGGTATTTCGATTCAGGGATGAGGCCGGGGCGGATAAGGGGGCTATTTATGCCCAAACCGATACCGGGCAGCTCAACATCCGATGGGGCGGCAGCACATATACGGCGCAGTTCAAGCCTGATGGAACGGCATGGTTCCCGGGGGCGCTCTATTCAAGCGGTATCAAAGTCATCACTCAGGCAACGCCTTTAGCAGCGCTGGATTTAAACACAGTTATTGAAGAGGGTAATTACTACCAGGCAACGAACTCGGCAGCCACGGCGGCCAGAAATTACCCGGCAGTTTTGGGCGGCACCCTGAAGGTTTACAACCATAGGGCTGTTAACGTTCAGGGGGGCCAGCGGCAATAACACAAGAATATAGGCTGCAGTCAGATAGCAGCATTTTCTATAGCCGTAATTTTATGGCAGCCTCACAAGTCTGGACGGATTGGAACGTCTATGAATCACGCAGCAAAAATGATGCTCGCTATTTGCCGATTGGGGCATATGGTCTTGGCGCTGCATCTTCCATTGTATCGACGGATGCTGACGTCGCTGCACCGAATCAGTTCTTCAGTTGGGGGGCAAACACGAATGGCGCACCAACCCCCCAAGCGTTTTTTGGGATTGAAGGAGCTGACTCCGGTTCCCGATGGCAGTTAGCGTGGATTAGAGGGACGGCCACGACCGACTTGGCAACGCGTGTACGTTCTCCATCAGGCGTGTGGTCTGCGACATGGTCAAAAATATGGCACAGCACAAATGCCACAGTAGACGAGAATGGTTTTTTAAAATCCTCGTCGGCGACAGGCGGTTCGGCCCTTGTCCGGTCTGATTTTCCGGTTGGCATTCCGCAACCCTGGCCGACCAACACTGCCCCAGTTGGCTGGCTGAAGTGCAACGGTGCCACCTTTGATAAAGCCAAGTATCCACTTTTAGCGACGGCCTATCCTTCCGGCAAGCTGCCAGACCTGCGCGGTGAGTTTATCCGGGGTTGGGATGATGGTCGTGGAGTGGATAACGGCCGAGCACTGTTGTCCGCGCAAGTCGGCTCCAAACTGCGGCAATGTGCTTCTACCACCACGCCGAGTGCAGGCAACGGGGCCAACATCTGGGATAACTTGGAGTTCGACCAGCCTCAAACTATGACCTTGTATTCCACCACCACCAATCCTACTGGCGAACCATTTTCAACAGGTATTGTTCGCCCGCGTAACGTCGCCTTTAACTACATCGTGAGAGCCGCCTAATGAGCCAATACAGCACTGCATTACCTAATGCTATCCTTAATGACGCCGGTCTGGCCGTGACCGCCGGGTGGTTGACGGTCTACAGCATCGAGCCCGACCAGCGGGAATACCAACAGGCGTCACTGGAATACCTGCCGCAAGGCGTGGGCCTGCCTGCGTTCTGCTTTGCCGATAAGCCGACGTTACCGAAAGCCGGGCTGGCGCTGGTGCGCAGCCTGGACGGCAGCGCCTGGGAAACGCCGGCAGATTATCGCGGCCAGACGGCGTACAGCACCGAGACCGGTCAGCCGGAGACTGTCACCCGGATAGGTGAATTGGATAACGGTTTTACCCTGTTGGCCCCGGCCACACCTTACGATACCTGGAACGGCGAAACGTGGGTGACCGATACGGCGGCACAGCAGGCAGCCGCCATCAATGCCGCCCGTGATGAGCTTGCGCAGCGTCAGCGGGTGGCTGCCGAGAGAATTGCGTTACTGGAAGATGCGGTGAGCCTGGGCATGGCGACCGAGGAAGAAACCGCCGCCCTGTTGGTGTGGAAGGCGTACCGGGTGCAGTTAAGCCGCATTGACCTGGAAACGGCACCAAATATTGAATGGCCTGAAATGCCTGGGTTTTAGTCAGCGTGAGTGCCTAACTATTTCCAAGTAAATAGTTAGGCACTTTTATTTCATTAAGCAGGCTTTTCACTGTATCTTTTCTTGTAAAGCTCAATGGATTTCTTCTCTATAAATCTATAACTTAAATCAGATGCAAACGCTGTGGCTAGAGTGAAAGTTGCCAGATAGAGCATAATATTTTGATATAAGAAAGAGCCTTCCAGATATTTATCTAAAAGCATTCTTGTTAAAAGCATAATAGGGATGTGGCAAAGATAAATACTGTATGAGCGATCGCCAATCCACTCTAACACGCTTGAGCGAATGGCCACTGACATGGATATCGACAGTGAGGCAAAAATTATAGCACCCAATAGTCCAATGTAAAAAAGTTTAAGTTGGGGTGCTATTATCGGGGTAAAGTATACCAAGGAAAAACTCGAGAGCAGGAATAGAGAAAAGCTCAAGAGTGGGCCTTTGATTACACAAGATATTTTGTCTTCAAAAATATAGATAAGAGCACCTAAAAAGAAGGCTTGCGGTCTTATCCACCAACCTATTGTTTCCTGATGGCTAACACTATTCGGTAGGAAGAGTGACGACAATAAGATAATTGCCATCATGGCAAAAACCAACGCGTGTTTTCTCAGTATCACGGAAAATAAAGCAAGAATTATATAAAGTTGCCACTCTAAGCTTAAAGACCATGTTACGGAAATCAAAGGGTCATAAGGGATGTTCGCGATGGTGCGTTCATAAAAAAATAAATTAGATATTCCCAGCATCGAATAAATAAAGGTTTCAAATGACTTCGAAATACTGGCTCCATAGAAAGGGGAGATCAGGGAAGCGATTAAAATGCATATCAGACACCAGAAGAAAAGAGCAGGTACAAGCCGGAAGACTCTTTTCATAAAGAAAGCAGAGAAGGCACGAGTACCTCTCCCATTTTTGATTATTTCACTCTCTAGACTTTTGCACATCAGGTAGCCTGATATTGCCAGGAAAATATCTACCCCCGTCCAATATGAGGCTTTGCTATAGGTGGACAATAACCATTCAGGAAGAGGTAGGCGATGAAGATGCTGAACGACGACAAGTAAGATAGCAACTGCTCTAAGTATTTGAATATTTGTGTTTTTATTGGCTTCTTTCATGCTTTCCCCTGTTTTTATTAGAATTTTACAATAGACAGAGGGTTTTGTAAGTAGAAATGAGGCGTTAAGGATAAACGCGCGTCATCATCTGCTCTTTTAGGTTGTTGTGCCAGATCGTTACCAACATAGGGCAATAGCCACCGATCCGTTTACATCTGAAAATAGCACTTCCCCCATAAATACGGAGTTAAATGGATGGCTGACTATCATCACGGCGTGCGTGTGGTCGAAATCAACGACGGCACCCGCGTTATCTCCACGGTCTCGACCGCCGTGGTCGGCATGGTCTGCACCGGAGCAGACGCGGACGCCACCCTGTTTCCCCTCAATACCCCGGTGTTGATCACCGATGTCCTGGCTGCCAGTGGCAAGGCCGGGAAAAGCGGCACCCTCGCCAGTTCCCTGCGTGCCATTGCCGAACAGGCCCGCCCGGTCACCGTAGTGGTGCGCGTCGCCGAAGGTAAAGACGAGGCGGAGACTACCTCCAACATTATCGGCGGCGCGGATGCACAGGGCCGTTACACCGGCATGAAAGCGCTGTTGGCCGCCCAGGCTGACCTCGGCGTCAAACCGCGTATTCTCGGCGTGCCCGGATTGGACTCGCTGGCGGTGGCGACCGCACTCGCCAGCGTCTGCCAGCAGTTGCGCGCCTTTGGCTATATCAGCGCGTTCGGCTGCAAAACGGTGTCCGAGGCCATCAAGTACCGCGACAATTTCAGCCAGCGTGAGCTGATGCTGATTTGGCCAGACTTCATCACCTGGAATACCACCGCCAACAGCAGCGACATAGCTTATGCCACGGCGCGGGCGCTTGGCCTGCGCGCCAAAATCGACAGCGAGACCGGCTGGCATAAAACCCTGTCCAACGTCGGCGTCAATGGCGTGACCGGTATCAGTGCCTCGGTGTTCTGGGACTTGCAGGCCCCAGGCACCGATGCTGACCTGCTGAACGAAGCCTGTGTGACCACGCTTATCCGCAAAGACGGCTTCAAGTTCTGGGGCTCCCGCACCTGTTCGGACGATCCGCTGTTCCAGTTCGAGAACTACACCCGCACCGCGCAGGTGCTGGCCGACACCCTGGCCGAGGCCCACCTGTGGGCGGTTGACCGCCCGGTCACGCCGACGCTCATTCGCGACATGATTGATGGCATCAAGGCCAAGTTTCGTGAGCTGAAATCCGCCGGGCTGATTGTCGATGGCGATTGCTGGTATGACGACAGCGCCAACGACAAAGAGACCCTCAAGGCCGGAAAGCTGTTTATCGATTACGACTACACCCCGGTGCCACCGCTGGAAGATTTGACCCTGCGCCAGCGCATCACCGACAAGTATCTGGTGACGTTCGCCGCGTCCGTTAACCGCTAAGGAGCCGTTGCGCTATGGCATTGCCGAGAAAACTGAAACGCTTGAACCTGTTTAACGACGGTTACAGCTACATGGGCGTGGTGTCTTCCATGACGCTGCCCAAGCTCACCCGCAAGCTGGAGAAATACCGGGGCGGCGGCATGAACGGTGCCGCTCCCATTGATATGGGGCTGGACGATGACGCCCTGACCGTCGAGTGGTCGCTGGGTGGGTTTGATGCCCTAGTGCTTGAGCAATGGGGAGCGGTGGCGGCAGTGCCGCTGCGCTTTGCCGGGGCCTTCCAGCGGGATGACACCGGTGAGGTGTCCGCCGTGGAAGTGGTGCTGCGCGGTCGCCATAAGGAAATCGATTTTGGTGAGTATAAGGAAGGGGAAGACACCGAAACCAAGGTTTCCACCGAATGCACCTACTACAAGCTGACGATTGACGGCAAAGAGCTGATTGAAATCGACACGGTGAACATGGTGGAGAAGGTCAACGGCGTTGACCGGCTGGCCGAACACCGCAAGGCGATTGGTCTGTAGTTCGCTATGGGGCACTGGTACCCCGTACCCATAACCCTGTGCCAGCCTGACGTCCTGAACGGCTGGCCGTTATCCCTTTTTAAGTGAGTCACGCAATGAAAAACAGCAAAGAAAACACCATTACCCTGGATACACCTATCCAACGTGGTGAAACCACCATCACCACCGTGCAGGTGCTAAAACCCAACGCGGGCACTCTGCGCGGTGTCGGTCTGGCAGCGGTCGCTAATGCCGATGTGGACGCGCTGCTGATGGTGCTGCCCCGCATGACGGTGCCGCCGCTGACCCGCGAGGAGTGTGCGCGTCTGGAGCTGCCGGACTTGGTCGCCTTGGCCGGGCAGGTGGTCGGTTTTTTGTCGCCGAACTCGGCGTTGTAACGGATACCCGGTTGGGTGTCGATGACTTGATGGCGGATATCGCAGTGATATTTCACTGGCCGCCGTCGGAAATGGCCGGGATGTCGCTCACCGAGTTGCTGAACTGGCGTGATAAAGCGGTGCAACGCAGCGGGGTGAAAGACGATGAGTAAAAGCCTGCAACTCCAGGTGTTGCTGAAGGCCGTTGACCAGGCCACCCGCCCGCTGAAAAGTATCCAACAGGCCAGCCAGACCCTGGCCGGGGATATCAAGAGCACCCAGCAGCGCCTCAAATCCCTGGATACCCAGGCGGCGCGGATTGAGGGCTTTCGCAAAGCCAACGGGCAACTGGCGGTCACCGGCGCGGCGCTGAAGAAGGCCAAGCAGGAAGCCGCCGCCCTGGCGGTGCAGTTCAAAGCCACCGAGAAACCCACCGCGCAACAGGCGCGATTATTGGAGTCCTCAAAGCGGGTCGCCACCGAACTGCAGACCAAATACAACGGCCTGCGCCAGTCGGTGCAGCGCCAGCGCGATGCCCTGAACGCCGACGGTATCGCCACCAAAAACCTGAGCGCCGAACAGCGCCGGTTAAAAGCCAGTGCCGTTGAGGTGACCGGCGCACTGACACGCCAGCGGGCTGAACTGGCGCGCCTGAGCCAGAAACAGGCGGCAGTGAATCGCGTCGGTGAACGTTACCAGCGCGGCAAGGCCCTGACCGGCAACGTGCGCAATGCCAGTGCTGCCGGGATTGGTGTCGCTACCGCCGGGTTGTATGCCGAGAGCCGCTTTATTGCTCCGGGCGTGGCGTTCGACCGCCAGATGTCGGACACCCAGGCCACCCTGGGGCTGGCGAAGAATGACCGGCAACTGGCGGCTATCCGTCAACAGGCGCGGGATATTGGCGCGACCACCGCGTTTTCCCCGACCGACGTCGCCCGCACCCAATCGGTGTTGGCAAAATCCGGCTTTGACGGTAACGCTATCCTGAAATCGACCGAGTCCACCGTCAATCTGGCGCTGGCGTCTGACCTCGATATCGCCGACGCGGCGGACATCATCACCAACATGCAATCGGCGTTTAACCTGCCGATAGACGAGATACAGCGTGTTGCCGATGTGATGACCAAGGGGTTTACCAGCTCCAACTCCAACCTGATGGATTTTGGCGAGGCGATGAAGTACGTCGCGCCGATTGCCGACGCCGCCGGGGCCAGTATCGAAGACGCCACCGCGCTGCTGGGTGTTCTGGCGGATAACGGCATCAAGGGCAGTATGGCAGGGACGGCCACCAGTGCGCTGTTTACCCGCTTGCAGGCCCCGGTCGGGCAGGCCGGTGACGCGCTGGCGGAACTCGGGGTGAAGACCAAAGATGGCAAAGGCAACATGCTGCCGATTGCGGGCATTCTCAAGAAAATCGATACCTCGTTTAAAAAGCACACGCTCGGCACCGCGCAGCAGGCGGAATACCTGAAGGTGATTTTTGGCGAGGAGGCGATGAAGGGGGCCACCAAGCTGATTGCTGCCGCCGGTAACGGCAAGTTGGCGCAGAAACATAACACCGTTACCCGCTCCCAGGGCGCCACCGCCCAGATTGCCAAGGTCAAAGTGGACAACCTGGACGGTGACCTGAAAAACCTGTTCTCCGCCTGGGAAGATGTGCGCATTGAGGTGTTCGACGGCCAGAATAGCGCGCTGCGACAACTGACCACCACCGCCACCGAGTGGCTGGCGAAAGTCGGTGCCTGGGCCAAAGCCAACCCGGAACTGGTCGGCTCGTTGGTAAAAGTCACCGCCGGGGTCACGGCGCTTATCGGTGGGCTGGCAGCGCTCGGCCTGATGGCGTGGCCGGTGATGGCCGGGGTGAATATGTTGGTGGCCGGGGCCAGCCTGCTAGGTACGGTGTTTACCGCTGTCGGCGGCGCGGTCGCCACCGCGTTTACCGCGATATCCTGGCCGGTACTGGCACTGATTGCCGCCGTGGCTGCCGGGGCGTTGCTTATCCGCAAATATTGGGAGCCGATTAGCGCCTTTATCGGTGGCGTGGCTGAAGGCTTTAAGGCGGCACTGGCCCCGATTGTGGCGGCCTTCACCCCGCTCAAGCCGGTGTTTGACTGGTTTAGCGAGAAGATTAAAGCCGTCTATGACTGGTTTATGGCGCTGCTGGCCCCGGTGAAATCTACGCAGGCCGAGTTACAGAGTGCCGCCGAGATGGGCCGCAAGTTCGGTGCCGCCATTGGCAACGCGTTGACCTTACCGATGCAGGTACTTGAAAAGCTCGGCAGCAAGGTGGGTTGGCTGGCGAAAAAGCTCGGGCTGATGAAAGACGAAACCGCCGAACTGGATAAGGAGGCCGAAAAGAACAACCCCTATGCCAACGGGGCCAACGGACACGGCTATTCACCGAGCGGCGGCCTGCTGGCTTCTGCTGAAACGCCCGCCAGTTTACCAACCAGCAAACCGGTGATACCGCCCCGCTATGCGCCGGTGGTGCCGGGGGCCTCTTCGGCCTACACCGACAACAGCGTCACACATAACCGCTATGACGTGGTGGTGCCTGCGGGCATGAGCCGGGAAGCGACCCTCCAACTGCTGAATGAGGCACAGGCCCGGCAGGAGCGCGAACGCCGCGCCCGGGCGCGCAGTGCCATGACCAATTAAAGGAAAACCATCATGATGCTGACCTTGGGGCTCTTTGTGTTTATGTTGCATACGCTGCCTTACCAGTCGATGCAACGCACGGCGGATTATCGCTGGCCGACCAACGGGCGCATTGGGCAGCGACCCGCCGCGCAGTTCTTGGGGCTGGATGAGGAAAAAATCACGTTATCCGGGGTGTTGTTGCCGGAAATCACCGGCGGACGCTGGTCACTGCTGACCCTGCAACTGATGGCCGAACAGGGGCGGGCGTGGCCGTTGATTGAAGGCACCGGCACCATTTACGGCATGTTTGTGATTGAGTCGGTGAGCGAAACGCACAGCCAGTTCTTTGCCGATGGCAGCCCGCGCCGCACCGAGTTTACCCTGACCCTCAAGCGGGTGGATGAATCCTTGTCAGCCATGTTCGGTGACCTGCAACAGCAGGCCGGTGAGCTGTATGGTCAAGCGGGTGAACTGGCCGGAAAAGCCGGTGATGTGTTGGGAGGACTGCTCCCATGATAACCGCCGTTCCACTGCCCGCCGGGGCGCGTGTTGCCCCGGACTTCTCACTGACCTTGCAGGGCAATGACATTACCCACAATATCCGCCCCCGGCTGTTGTCGTTATCACTGACCGATAACCGGGGCTTTGAGGCTGACCAGCTTGATATTGAGCTGGACGACAGCGACGGGCTGATGGTGATGCCACAGCGTAATGCGGTGCTGTCGCTGGCCCTCGGCTGGCAGGGTTCGCCACTGACACCGAAAGGACGCTTTACGGTGGACGAGGTCGAGCACCGGGGCGCGCCGGACACGCTGACCATCCGCGCCCGCAGTGCAGATTTTAGGGGCACTCTTAACACCCGGCGCGAAGCCTCCTACCACGACACCACTCTCGGCGATATCGTGCGGCAGGTGGCGGCCCGTAATCAGTTGACCGCCAAGATGGCCGACGGGTTGGACAGTCTCGCCATCGGTCATATTGACCAGACACAGGAAACAGATGCGGCGTTTATCACTCGACTGGCGTCACTGAATGGCGCGGTGGCAGCGGTGAAAAATGGCTGCCTGCTGCTTATCCGACCGGGCAACGGCACCACGGTGAACGGCAAACCGTTGCCGGTCATGACCCTGACCCGCCAAGACGGCGACCGGCACAGTTTTAGTCTGGCTGACCGGGACGCCTACACCGGTGTGACCGCACGCTGGCTCAATACCCGCGAGCCCAAGCCAAAGACAGTGACGCTGAAACGCAAGCCGAAAACCCAGCACCTGCGCGCCCTGCAACACCCGAAGGCGAAACCGGCCAGCAAGAAAACCAGCAAACCGGAAGCACCCCGCGAGGGAGAATATTTGGTGGGCGCGGAAGATAATGTGTTCACCATTATCACGGTGTACGCCACCCAAAAAGCCGCCATGCGGGCCGCACAGGCCAAGTGGGAAAAGCTGCAACGCGGTGTGGCGGAATTCTCGCTGTCGCTTGCCATGGGCCGTGCCGAACTGGTGCCGGAAACGCCGATCCGTGTGAGGGGGTTTAAGCAGGTGATCGACGCCCAACCCTGGATAGTCAGCAAGGTGGTGCATAACCTGGGTAACAACGGCTTTACGACGGCGGTAGAGTTGGAGGTGTTGCTGTCTGATGTTTCTTATGACTTATCATAATGTGAATTATTTTTGTAAATTCACTTAAAGGTGGTTTTGTTCTTGATCGTGCGAGGTATTATCGCGGCAAATGAGGGAGAGAGGAGGGGATAGTATAATGATGCATTGCCCGCTTTGCAGAACCGCAGCACACGCCCGCACAAGTCGCTATCTGAGTGAGAACACCAAAGAACGTTATCACCAATGCCAGAATATAAACTGTAGTTGTACCTTTGTGACCTTGGAATCAATTCAACGCCAAATAGTGACACCGGGAAAAATTGATATTGTGCCACCGCATCCAACCAGGGAAAACCAGGGAACGCTGTGGATCTGAAAGAAGCCTGCGAAAGCAGGTTTTTTTTCGCCCATAAAAAATGCGCCGCCATTTTGTCGCCATCGGGTAATTCATTGCATTGTAAGTGATTGTTTTTAATGGTGCTAAAATTCAGGCAATAAAAAACCCGCTAGTCTTGAACCTGAAACGGCGGGACTAACGGGCTCCACAAATTGGGGACATCAAAGAAAAGCAGTGGCACTAAGTCAGACTATCGTCAGATTGAAAAGTTCTGGCAGTCGATAAAAAAATCCAAAATATTTTAGCCCTGAATCATTTCTTTGTTGATGCGTTATCCCCATATACCTGGCCATATCACCACAATGAGCGAACCTGCCAGAGTTAACAATACGTTAGCGATAGCGTAGGTCCCAGCATAACCCAGCGCAGGGATGTTACTGCGTGCCGTATCGCTGATGATTTCCATCGCCGGGGCACAGGTACGCGCCCCCATGATGGCACCGAACAGCAGGGCTCGGTTCATCCGCAAGACGTAAGCACCGAACAGGAAACAGATGATCACCGGTACCAAGCTGACGATTAAGCCAGCAATCAGCATCTGGCCGCCAACGGCACCCAAGCTGTTCCCAATGCCCGCGCCAGCACTCAGGCCAACGCCCGCCATAAACACCATCAGGCCAAACTCTTTCACCATATTAAGCGCACCCTGCGGGATGTAGCCGAATGTTGGGTGGTTAGCGCGCAGGAAGCCAAGCATGATGCCAGACATCAACAGACCGGCAGCGTTACCGATGCCGAATGAGAAGTTGCTGAACTGGATGGTGATTTGCCCAATCAGTAAACCGATAATAAAGAAGGCGCAGAAGGCCAGTAGGTCGGTGACCTGGCTGTGAATAGAGATAAACCCGATTTTTTCTGCCACGCTCTTCACACGGCGCGCATCACCGCTAACCTGCAACACGTCACCTTTGTTCAGCACAATGCTGTCGTCAATCGGCATTTCAATCTGGCTGCGGATCACGCGGTTCAGGAAGCAACCGTGATCGGTTAGTTTCAACTGGCTCAGGCGTTTACCCACGGCGTTGCTGTTTTTCACCACGATCTCTTCGGTAACGATGCGCATATCCAGCAGATCGCGGTCGAACACTTCTTTACCGTTACGGAAGCTGGGATCCAGGCGTGCATGAGCATCGGGGTAACCCACCAGCGAGATTTCATCCCCGACCTGCAATACGGCATCACCATCCGGGTTGGCCAGAATACCGTTGCGGCGAATACGTTCGATATAACAGCCCGTTTGGCGATAAATACCGAGTTCACGCAGATTCTTGCCGTCTGCCCAGGCAACCAGTTCCTGACCAACGCGATAAGCACGGATCACCGGCAGATAGACTTTGCGCTGGCTATCGGTATCCAGGCCACGTTCGCGGGCAATCTGTTGGGCGGATGTTGGGAGATCCTGATGCTGCAATTTGGGCAGGTAGCGTGCGCCAAAAATCAGGCTCACCAGGCCAATCAGGTAAGTCAGGGCATAGCCCAGGCTCAGATGATCTTGGGCCACCAGCAGCGCTGGGCCATTGGTAATGGTGTTGCGCAGCGTATCGCCAGCCCCTACCAGCACGGGCGTAGAGGTCATTGAACCGGCGAGCATACCTGCGGTGAGGCCGATATCCCATTGGAACAGTTTGCCAAGACCGATGGCGAGTACCATAGCTGAACCGACCATAACCAGCGCCAGCATGAAGTAATTTTTGCCGTCGCGGAAAAAAATCGAGAAAAAGTTCGGGCCGGCTTCAACGCCAACGCAGAAAATAAACAGCATGAAACCGAGATTCAGGGCTTCAGTGTTAATAGTGAAATGTTGCTGGCCAAGCAGCAGCGATACAACTAAAACGCCAATGGAATTACCGAGTTGAACGGAACCCAGGCGGAGTTTTCCAAGGCAGAGCCCCAGGGCGAGTACCACAAACAGTAACAGGATGTAGTTACCGCTTAACAAACTAGCGACGTTTATGTTCACGTAGGATAACTTATTGTTTACCAGTAAATTCTTGATGTATAAAACTATAAGATATAAATTTACCCACAGAATATAGGGATAAAAACTTATAGAACAGCTGACCAGCGGAAGGCAATTCAGACCATCGATCAGCGGCGCTTATTCTAGTCTCTATGACGCGCGACAGCCAGCATAAAGCATGCCGGTATGTGCCGCCCGATGCATTTAACCCTTTTTATAGCCAAGGAAAAGTTCAGTCAGCGTTGCCAGCTTTGGCTGCGCATCACAACGCCTGTGAGAAGACTGTTTTTACGATGTAGTCAGTGGTCACATCGCTAAAGGGGAGAAGTGTATGACAAGCTATCGCTACTGGCTGGGTATTTTCAGCAGTTTCTTGCTGTTCAGCCTGGTTTTTCTGGGCCAGAAGGGCGGGGTTTTCAGCGGTTCAGAGTCTGCTCATGATGGTGAGACGGGGTTGCTGCTGTTTGTGATCCCTGGTGCTATTGCCAGCTATCTGTCGAGCAAAAAACGCATTTTGTGTCCACTGCTCGGGGCGCTCTATGCGGTGCCATTTTGTTTGTTTATCCGTCACTTCTGGCTGACGCCCGGTTATTCACTTTGGCAGGAGTTGGCGTATACCGTCAGTGCGGTGTTCTGGTGCGTCTTTGGGGCCATGCTGTATTTGTTCATGCGGGTTATTGTGCATGCATTGCAGCAGCTTCACTCGCGTGGCCGGCAGTAA